TTGGTTAATGCTTTGGCGTGGGCATGGCGTACTTGCTTGCCGCCCAACTGCTTAAATACTTTATCCAGCTGCTGATCAAGCTGTTTGGCATTGCCGGTAAAACTCATAACAGCTGGCCAATATAAATGCGCAAGGCACCCAACAGGGCCACTTGAACACTGACCACGATCGATACTTCAATGGCGCCATCGGCATCCAGTAAATCAACCTGGTCACCTTGTTTAAATTTTTGAAGGTGATGGATCGAGATATCGTATTGATCGGCTTTAATCTTGCCGCCGGCACTCTGGTCTAGTGACGGTTTGGCGATACAGCGATCGATGCTTGATTCGCCACCGGCCATGGGCGAAACAACACAATCCTGGCCCTGTAGGGCCAGAACGGTATTGGCTGCCAATTCGGCATGGGGGTTCACCGCTTACGCGCCAGACTGCAGGCGAACTTTAACGGTGGTGGTACCGTTGCCGGCATCTTCCACAACGTGACCAACCATAGGATTGGTGTTGGTGGCATTCACGCCGCCATCGCCTTTGCCATAAGCCACATCGCCCACGGTAAACACAACAGAGGAAGTCTTAGGCACTTCATAAACGCCTTCGGTATCGAGCTGATAGGTTTCACCAGTTTCGGCTTTAGCGTCTGCCACGCCTGCCAGTTTACCTACCAAAATTAGCTCGCCAGATGCGATGGTGGCAGCGGCCACCAGGGCAAGCACCTTGCCGTCTTGAATTTTGTTCGTTGCCATTATTTTTTATCTCCAAAAATATCGGGCATAAAAAAACCTCCGTAATGGAGGTTTTCTTAATAAACCTCCGTGGTGGAGGTTTTATTTAACGGGTTAGGCTTGCGCGGTTAAGCGCCTGCGTGTTTAACCAAGCCACGGTAATCAGCAACACTGGCCGCGAAGTCATGGCGAACTTTAAGATCAAGTCCATCCGACTTGAAGTCGACCTGGGAATCAATGTAGACACCCTCTTCGCCTTCCAGGTAGCCGTAAATCAAACCGTCTACCAGGTTAGGATCACCGATACCGTAACTGGCCACAGAAGAAGCTGCATCCAGCTCAGCTTCGGCAATGATGTTTAAGCCCGTGAACGGATTCACGTTACCGGCAGAGGCCGCCACAATACTGGCTACAATCTTCTGCGCATCGGTTTCAAGCGATGCCGGTACCACCACAGTTCCCAGCGGGGTATTGAGTGCATAACCGGTTTCGCCGCTGGCTGCGAAGGACTTCTGCAAACGCAACAGCTTGCGCATTTGACTAAGCAGCGCCACATCAAACGAGGCAGCGCCGGTGATTAGGTTGTTGTGACTGGCATGGAACAAAGCCTTGTTGTCTTCGCCCATTGTTGGATTATCGGTTAACAACCCATAAACCATGCGGTTTTCGTTTAAGGCGCCCTGGGCACCCATCATCATTGGCAGGCGAGAGAGCGCATCCATATCATCGTTGATGATCATCTCGCGAGAGATGCGAATGATGCGGCCCTTAGTCTCCAAAGTGATGGTTTCTTTGCTGTCCTTTAAGTGGCCCAGCTTGTATTCACCATTTTCGCCTTTACCAAGTAGGCCAGGGGCATCACTCATGCGAGTAATGTTCTGTTTATTGAAGTTTTTCATGTTACGGCGCGAGGCGATCTGAGTGAATGAACGCGAGCGAGCTTGATAGCCGCGAGCCAATTCATTGTTAGCCACATCGGCAAAGATGCTGGGCAGGTCAGACGTTGAATGTAATACCGCCGCCGCAATTTGATGCGGTGACATGCCAGCCGTGGACACGCTGTTATGCATGAGAATTTGGCGCGACACATCGATCAAACTCATGTGCGCAAATTCGTTGGTGCCTTCAATGGCGTTTGCACCTGGTGCGCAGCGGTGCAAGATGGCAGCCGATACATCGGCAGACATTTGCGCGCGGCCGTCATTGGTAACAACGACGGCACGGCCACTTGGCATGTTGGCTGTATCGCGCTGGGCTAGCTCAGCCAAGGCGGCGGTACGGGCTTCGGGAATCTCGGTGCCGTTATCGATCCAGCCTTGCATTACTGTATCGGATAAGCCGTGCAAGGTGGCAAGGCCGCGCAATTCGGTTTGACGGGTGCGCTCAGTTTCAGCACCGGCGGCGCGCATGGCGGCTTCGGCTGCTGGGTCGGTTACAACTGCTGCAGCGGGTTGTGGGGTGGCCGGTACTGGGCCTGCTGACATTCTTACTGGATCCACGGGGTCTTCCTCTTCTGGGTTTTCTTCAGGTGATGCCGCAGGCGCGGCGGTTAGGGGTAATTGCATCATTGCCATTACGCCCTTGGGTACTTCACGTTCGCCAAAATCCATGTAATGGGCCACAGCCTCAACTGGATCAAGTATCGAATCTATCAAGCCATGCTCTAGGCATTGCTCGGCATTCAGCCAAGTGTTGCTCTGCATTAATGCCAGGGCTTCCTCTTCGCTTAAATTGGAATGAGCCGCATAAATAGAGGCGGCTTGCAGGCTAAACTGCTCAAGGGTTTCGGCGGCGGCATGCAAGTCGTTGCTGTTGCCACTAATACCGCTTTCGGCCAAGTGTAAAAACTGGAAGGCATTGCGCGGCATACGCACTTCATCACCGGCCAGCGCGATAATAGTGGCCATGGACAACGCCATACCATCTATGGTCACCACCACACGGCGATCGCTTTGCTTTAAAGCGTTATAAATGGCGAGGCCATCTAAGAAGCTGCCACCCTCACTGTGAATGCGCACATGCAAATCACCGTGGGGGTTTGTGCTTTCTAACTGCGAGACAACCGACAAGGCATCGTTGCCATCCCACCAATCACCAATCACGCCGTACAGCATGAGCTCGCCATTTGCGTTGATATAGTTCGTGGCGCCCGTGCCTACATCAGCGGCTGACATAGTGGCACTGCTTGCGAGAAGGCTAGCTGTCGCCATTGCCAGGGTTAGTTTGTTTATCGTCATCTTTTTCTTCCGGTACTTGGTTTGGGTTTCCTGCACCGGATACATGGCGCGGGTCGGTATCAAAAATTAAATTCCGATCGTCAAGTTTTTCATTCCAGTCTCGATATTGATCGAGCACGGTATCGGGATTTTTGCCCATCTCCAGCAGGGCTTCCTGCATGGGTTTTAAGCCACCGCGAACGGCCTTGAGTAACGGGGGAATCTCTTTGGTAGGGTCAAACATCTCACGGCTAGGTGGTATCCAACTGCAATCAAAATCACGAACGGGCACACCCTGTAAATCCATGGCATCTTGTAACCAGCCCCAAATTTTATCTAACATCCTGGGGATCACGATGCGCGCACGATCATTTTCGATGGCGCTGTACATATCCAGGCGACCCAAGCGGCCACTGGAAAAATTCACCTTGCTGTAATCGCCGGTTAATGCCGGATAAGTAATTTCAAAATCCGAGGCTATTTGATGCAGCTCTTCGGTTACAAAATCATGCTGGCCAGACACACTGGGCGGCTGGTTAAAAGTTATATCCTGGTTGGCGTCCATCTCCATGATGGCACCCGGCTGCATTTGAGCAGGTAATGGCGAGGCGGTTTCGCCATTGTTTAGCTTGCGACTTGTGGTTTTTACAACCCCCACTAAACACGCTGCCACCTTCATTTGCTCGAGGCGCGCATCCTGGAACTCTTCCAGGTTTTTAATCTTGGTAAAACTGGCCAAGCCTTTTGGCAAACCCCGTATCATCCCGGGGCGCTCACAATCAAACATATGAATGACGTTTTCCGCATCATGGCGGCGGCTTTTCAGGGTGAAACGCTTAAACATGCCGATATCACCCGGGTGCTGATCAAACAGCCAATAAGCCACCTCGCCATCAGTATCGTTAAACTCAACGCCGTTGATAATGGCGTTGCCGGTATCTGGGTTGGTGGTGGTTTTCAGGTGATCAAGATAATCGCCTTCCAGCATTTTTAACTGTAAATGAAGGCCGCTTTTTTTCTCCAGAGTGCGCTGGCGCAATATCAAATATTCGCCGGCATTACACATGGTTTTATAACCAAGAAATTGCTGGCCAAATAGGTTGTGAACGCCATATACATCACTATGGATGCTGTTGGCCCAGGTGCTCACTAGCTTTTGCACCTGCTCTATTTTGCGTTTGCGAGCCTGACTTTTGTTGGGCTTGGTATCCACGATCGAGGGGCGAATACCATTACCTATGGTGTGGCGGGTCTTGGCATTCACCGCCGCCTTATAAATAGAATTATTGCGGTACATGTCCCGGGTATTTTTACGGGCGGTTACCAGGTTCTGCATGCCGATGGCCTTGGCACTGCCATCTCCCGTGGACTTATAACCACGGCGGCCATTGCCAGTGGCGTTGTAGCTCATGCTGGCTTTTTCCATACGCCTAAAAGACGCATAGGCCGAGCGATCTACCGCGCGGGATAGGGCCTGGTTAGCACTAAAAAAACCCACTATGTAATCAACTGGATTCATCATTTAGCGATAACCTTTATCAAACTCAAAAAACGGCGAGGCCTTTACAACGGGGCTGCCAAGCGAGGCGTTCATCTCATCGCGGATGTCGCGCATTTCGGCCAGGCCTCTGTATTTGGTGGTCACACCGTCATAGGTGACTTCGGTGGCACCTGAATTTATCGCCGCATTAATGGCGGCTAGTTGTGCTGTCGTGGCCATTAGTTTTTATTCCAAAAATCAGATACGGGACGCTCTGCCGGGGCTTTTTTAACGGCTTGAACGGGTTTGGGTACGATGCCGTTTACCAGGTCAAGGCCCAGATACTGCTCGGCGTAAACCAGAGCGGCGGTGGCATAGCGGCGGCAATCCCATGCCTCGTTACGTACCCCTTTGGGGCATTCCCAAATCCAAACGTCTTTGCCTTTAATGCGTTTTAAAATTCGCTCTTCGGCGGTGAGCATTTGAAAATAACGCAGGTCGTGCCCGGTAAAATTGCCTTCCTCTTCGCTGGAGTAAGGCCAATGGGCAAGCGGTACCGGGTCATTTACTTTAAGCTGACGCGCCACCAAATCACCCACGGTGGTACTGCCCACCATGTACAGGTAGCATCCAGCTTCTTTGGGGCGGTTTGAGTTAGATTCTTTTATGTAAGAGTGGCCAACCTGGTAATCACCCTTACAGGCGATCCACCAAGAAGGATCCACTCGAGCGGCAAGGTCTAAAATATCGTCATAATATGAACCACCGGCATCGTGAAAAATAAGGCTGACAGGTAACTGCAGGCCATCTTCACGTTTAAAGCTGCGGCGCATGTGATCGATTAAAATCTGTTGAACATCCGGATCATCCGGATTGCCTTTTATTTCTTTATAGGCAACTGACCAGGTCTTTTTATTCAGGCCATGGGCCACCAGCTCATAAGCGTAGCGATTGTCCTGGGTATCGACACCGGCGGTGATGTACAGCGCCTCGTTTGGCAAAACCATCTCGCCAAATTCATCTTTTGGATAATGGGAGCGGCGCCTATAAAGCGAGTCGGCATCCATTTTCTGTTTAACGCCGTTGTGCCAATACTGGCCAAGGGTGGTGTTTACAAATACCTGCAGGGACTCTTTATCGTCTTTACCTTCCAACCACTCGGCCACGATCGTGGACCAGGCGCTGGTGCTGGAGTAAGCCGCCCACACTAAAAAACATATATGCCGCGGGGTTTTAACATCGCGTCCGGTTTTTATGGAATGGAAATAAATACCATCCGTGGTTTTTATATCCGCTTCCGTGTCTTGCCAGATACAGCGAGAAGCTATATCTAAAAAATCGTTGTAGCTGAACAGGGCCTCGCAACTCTCGCAGCAATACATCACCGTGTCGGGATCGTCATCCAACCACTTGAAGCCGTGACGGGTTTTATTATCACCAAATTTTAAGGTCTGGTATTCATCGCAATGGGGGCACGGTACGTAACATTCCAGGCTGCAATCAGCTTGGTTTTCACGCTTCTCAATGTGACTTGAGCCAGAGACGGTGGGGGTGGTACCTAAAATTATTTTTGGGAAAAACGACCCTACCAAACGCTTAAACATCAGCAGTAACGGGTTGCCCTCTTTTGAGGATTTACCCTGCACGTTTTGCACAAACGCATCGATCTCATCACCGATCACCACGTCTTTGGATAACGCACGGTAACCGCCGGCCTTTTGCCCGCCGCGAATGTGAATTGAACTGCCTAAAAGCTGCTTGTGTTCAGCGTTGTTCTTTTCGTTTTTCTTGCCTAGGTCCGGAAATATATCCGCGATGGGCTTGCAGTCCCGCATGGCGGTATCAAGCTCGAGGGTAGTAAACTCGGCGGCTGCCGGGTCATCCTCACGCCAGATGCCTATGTTGCGTTTTTTATGGGCGGCAAAGTAAAAGATCACCGCCAATAACATCTTGGTGTAACCAATACGCGCCGATTTACGCAGGTTTACCTCGCGTATATCGTCATTTCCCATGGCATTCAACATCGCCACCTGGACAGGGGCGGTGGTCCACGGACCTTCTAAATAACTGGATTCGGCTGATAAATAGAAATGTTCATCGGCCCACTCAACCGCCGTTTGCGGTTCAGCTATCTTTAGGGGCTTCAACCCCGCTCGAATCGCCGATTGAATCGACTGGATTGTAATCTGAAAGATCGAGCTCATATTCTGATAAACCGTTGCACAGCAAAGCAATCTCGCGCTTGCATGCATCAATACTGCGCCCGCTGATACTGGGATCGGCTGATTTCATCTTCATGGGCAGCGAATTTAAGTTGGCCACCATCATCTCGGCCAAACGCGATACAGAAAACATTAACAACGCCACTGGCGCATATTCTTTTCGCAATATTTGCAGCCGAGTCTCACGGGTATCGGCATCTAATTTCTTTTTGCGGGCTTCCTGAAACGGCACGTTAATGCCACCAATTACGTCACCCACTTCCGCTTCGTCATCATCATCGGATGGTTTTTTTACTTGGCCGGTTTTCTGGCCCCGCAAATAATTTATATAGGCCTTGCGACAGTCATCTAGATTTAGACCGCCCTTGCCCTTAGACACAGGCAATATACCGCTTTGCTGTAAATTCCTTACTTGCCGTTCGCTGATATCCAGGTGGTCAGCGACTTCTTTTTGTATCGCCATAAATATCAACCAATCAGCCGCTTAATTTACGCATATACGCAAAAGCGGAAACGGAACCGCTTAATTTTTTTTTGTAAAAAAAGAGGCCAGGGCCGCGCCCAAATTACCCTCGAGGCTCAGATTGGCCGGAAGGACCCAACCCAGGGGGTGGGGGTCGCTGGGTGGCTGGAATTGACCATCATCGAACGCTCCTGAATCTCGTGTTATGTCTACGTTTCCACGGACGCTTGCGCTGCCATGGCTCAAAGCCCTCTACTTGCTCCAAGGTCTCTTGCCAATCACCAGAGAACTGGAGGGCGCGATCATCTATATATACGGTCGCGTGTGGTTTGTAGTCCACCACATCGTCCACCTCTATACCGTGGACCGTTAACCAATCTTCGATGGCTTCAATGCCACCTGGTGTATTCGCCCTGCAGGAAAATACCACCACCTTATACTGTCGGCTCAACTGTTCGATGGCACTGGCCGCACCGGGCACTGGCTCTTCGAT